CAAAACATTATAAAATACGCTGCCTATATTAGGCTCAAACGCATCGACAAAAGAAACGTCAATAGGCATCCACTTAACTATACCCGGGTAATTAAATACATGATTCATAAATTGATGTGTTTTTGCTGTGGTTTCAAAAGATGGTTTTGACGTCTTTGTGGCCATAAAAGTTAGATCTTCGCCAAGACTCTTAAAGCTTATAGTCCACCGATGATTTCTCTTAGGCTCGAAACCGCGTGGACCTGAATCAGAAAAGAATGGCATTATTTTAGTCTCCCTTTACATTAAATAGTAATTAGTTATATTTTTAGTCGTCGAATGAGGCGCCGCTTCTGGTAATTATGAAGTCCAGAGCAATAAATTCGATTGCCCGGGCTGGCTTTAAGAAAATCTTGGCGTATAGAATATTCCTATCTACCAGATCTGGTGTGGTTGTACTACTATCAAGAATAACTTTGAAATCAGTCAAACCTAGGCCGGCCTTAACCCCCGCAAGGAAGGGTACAACCTGGCCGGTAAACCGATCCCAAGTCGCGACTACATTTTGTTCAAATAGAATTCTAGAAGAAATTCGAGAAATTTCCTTTTTGAGGAAAATCAACAATCTTCTTACATTGATTCTATCCAGAGCAGAGGGAGTAACTTGAAGCGTTTTCTGACCAAAGATTACAATGCCTTCTGCTGGGAAACTGGCGATGGGATTGATATTCGCATCATAGAGTTTATCACGGTCTGCAGAAGTTAGTCGTTGGCGTACGCCAATAACTGGCAAACCGGCCGATCCTTCGCTTAATCCGCCTCTGGTAAACCCTGCAGGAGCAAACCAAACGGCTGATTTCCTCTGTGAACTAGAGAACGTACCAAGAGCGACAACTGAAGGTGGTACAAACAAAACCGCGTCATTAATATTATCAAGAATCTTAACAAACGGATAGAAAGTCGCGCCATAGCTTGAATTGAGACCTAGATCTTTAAGGTTGGTTACCGTAGTATCCACGCTACCTATGCGAGTAGGTTCATCATCAGTATTTTCGTGCGGAGGCTTATATCCGCCATCGACATCAATAATCGCCATGGCGTCTGCGCGATCTTCGCACATGTTGACCATCATGGTGTTTATCTTAGAATTGGTAACTCCCGGAACCGTTGCAACGTCAAACTCAACAAATTCCGTATCAGATACCATATCAATTGCCTTTTTGATCGAATACCATGCATAATTGGTATTCTCTGCGGCATTCGAGCTAAGGTATTCATTTCGGAACGGGTCTTTCTCCGTGACATCGTATCCATCGAAACCTCCGTACATCGGAGAGGTAAACCGATTCCATTTCTGGTCCAAGAGATGTGCAGAGCCCGATTGCGCGGTTAAAGAAAGCTGATTCCCGCGTGAGCCGCTAGCATAGAACGCCTTGGAACTATCTGACTGAGTTAGTCTAAGATCATCTAGCGTAAAAATCCAAGAATATTGTGTCTTTGCTGCAGTGTCCGCTGCATCTTCAAGACCCGATGGATTGCCTCGAAGCAAATCATAATTACTTTGATCGAACACTCTTGTATCTTTGAGTACAGATTGGTAGCCCCAGTATGCGTTAGTACTAATAATCGGGTTACCCTCAGAAGCGGAAACTCTAAGGCGAGTTGTGGGCCAACGGAGAGAAGCTGTGAAATGGTCAGAAGAACCTACAATTTGAGCTACACCTAGAGAAATGACAGAGCCCGCAGGATGTTGAATAGAGCCCGCAGACGACCCTCCACCAATTAATTCAGGAGGAAGAGAGCCCGATGGAGCAATATAAGAGTCTATGGCACCACCGTGGTCGTCGGTCAAGTTCGTCGCTGATGAGCCGCTTAACAGTTGGAATGTTCTTGGTACTACGGGGCCATAGACGCCGAATGGTAGTTTACCCTCACCGACGTCGCCCACTTCAATTGCTGGATCCAACTGTACATAGATGTACTTTGATCGGTTTGGGTAGTTTCCATGCTCAAGCAAAGTTTTGTTTGTTGAGTTAAATGTGAAGTTTCGGTCACCAATAACCTTTTGAATAAAGTTAGTCGAATTTGGGTTTAAAGTAACAGAGCTAAATTGTTCTAGAATTATGGGATTGCTATCATTATCTGAAGCCGCCCTTACAAGAACAGTAAAAGTTCCGTACTTATTAAATTGATCTGAGGGGTTTTTAATATCTCTCAAAGAAATTTTATAATCCCTGTTAGCATGCTCACCGCTGTCTAAAGCGTGAAATCTAAACAATTTCTGTGTATGCTGTGTCGCGTCGAAGCCGGCCGCTTCAGCAGACGACGAACCTCCGCGCGTGTCTTGGGAAAAGAACCAGCCCGTCTTAGCAGCAGAAGTGCTTTGTCTTCTGTCAGCCCAATCTAAGTCCCACTCATTGGACTCACCATTTAGAGGGAAGATAACTCCGAAGAATTCACCGGTAGTAGCCACTGCTGAGGGCGAGTCATTTTTATATAGATTATTTCGCACATTTGTTTCAAATGTTTCACCAAGCCAGTACTTTTCTACCGTCGATGCAATTGCTGAATTTGTCTTTGTGGGATCAGTGTTGAAGACTTTTCTGATAAAGATATCAGAATCTTTATCAAAATTAAATGTCGCCGCTTTTTCGACTGTATATTGCGCGTTTTTAGTGCCCGTACCATTCGAAACTACTTTTGCTGTAAATTTTTGATTCGTTGATTTTATTAATAAGTTCGAGCCTTGTTGACCTGTGCCTGCAAATGTCGTACCAGAAAGAACAATTCCACCGTCTTGGACATACCAAATTGCTGCAAGAGTTCCCGTAACCTCTGCTGCGCCAATACCTGCGTCGCCAGCAGCGACGCCTGAAGGTCCCCAAGAGGCAGAGGGCATAACAAACAAACCATAGGCGCCTCCAACATCTGACATGTCGGTACTCAAGGTGCTGTCGGTAACCCAACCAGCTTGAGCGGTGGCGACACTAGTATCTGCCGTGGTGGGATGTTCTCCCATAACCCGGTAAACAGTACATGGACTATTATTTCGAAGCCAAGCTTGAGCGGCATATGCAGCGTAAGTGGGGGCAGTTAATTCTCCGCGGCGCCAAACATCGCCGGCCGGGGTGCCGGCAGAGGGGGCACCAAATATTTGTACGAATTCCTTAAAGGAATTGACTTGGACCGGTCTCTTGCCCGGGCCTTTTGCAAAACGTCCGATAATGAGTGGACCCATACGCTCGGGCAAGCTTGGTAGGGCGGACTCATCAATTTCATCTATAAAGATGCCGGGTGAAATGAATTTAAATTTATCAACTGCCATGTTCGTAACTCCCTTGATATTCGTTAGCTATGCTAGAATACATTTTCTTAAGTAAATAGTCTTTGTGTTTTACAAACTCCATTAAAATCTAAATTCTCCATCTTCATCCTGAACTATGATTCTTTCTCTTGCAAAACGTATCTGAACTGGATTTTCTCTTCTGACAACTCGTGGTTTAACTTGATTCTTACTATCGCCAATTAAATAACCCAAAACATTGATTGTCACATCCGTCTGATACTTTCTCTCTTTTCCTTCATAATTAGAAATAACGTTCTCTGACGCTATCTCTTCTTGGATAAAAGCTTCATATTTGTTGTAATCATGGACTATCATGATTTGTTTATGTCCGTCTGCCCTTCTTATAAAAGGCGTGAGCAAGTCGTTCATTTGCTGCTGATATTCTGTTCTTAGTGTTATTTTGTAGGAGACATCCACGTACACTGGTATGGGAATGGTAATGGTCTCGTAGACCACTTTTGAATTTTTCTTGCCCTTATATATTGGGAAATTAAGCTGTTTTTTTCTTCTATAGGCATCCGTGCTGGCAAAGTTGGATGTCTTATCTTGTTTAATAACTCTGTTAATTGTTATAGAGCCGCCTTTGATGTCACCGCTATTTGGCAGAGGAGCGAATGGAAATCCTTTGTTTTTAAACTCTTTCTTGACTTCGGTTCTCTCTATAGAGATCACAGGCATTTTAATCATACCGGTCTTATCGCGCTCGATCTTCGTATCTTTTACGTTATAAGCGCGCTCGGCGCCGGCCCAGATAACAGGTACTTTCTTAAAGCCCTTGTTGGTCTCCACTCTCAGGTCCATTACCTCATTAACAAAACTATACAAAGCGAAATCAATGTCTTCTAATTCTGACTTGAACCGAGGGACATCTCTTACTACATCTTCGTTTATTGAACCCTTATGAGCCATCGAACAAACCCTCGCGCGATCTGATACATTCAGCACTAATCTCTATTCTTCTCTCTGCTTG